GTATCCAATATATTGATTGCGGTACTAGCGGTGGAGTTTATGGTCTGGAGCGTGGATACTGTCTTATGGTTGGTGGTACAAATACAGCAGTATCTGTATGTGCCCCCATTTTCAGGTCACTCGCACCAGGGATTTCAGGTGCCGAGCGCACAGATCCATACAGCAGGGCAACATCTGCTGAATATGGGTGGTTACATTGTGGCGGACCTGGTGCAGGGCATTTCGTAAAAATGGTTCACAACGGAGTAGAATATGGCATCATGCAGGCATACGCCGAGGGCTTTAATATCTTGCATCATGGTAATCTTGGTTCCAATTACACCAAGGAGGGTGATGCTGAGGTGGCTCCGATGGAAAATCCGAAAGATTATGAATACGATATTGACTGTGCTGAAGTAGCAGAACTTTGGCGTCGTGGTAGTGTTGTTGGTAGTTGGTTACTTGACCTTACCGCTGATGTACTACGGCATGATCATGACCTTAGCAAGTTTGATGGAGGAGTATCAGACTCTGGTGAGGGTCGTTGGACTCTCCACGCTGCTGTAGATCTTGGTGTTCCTACACCTGTCATATCTGCTGCCTTATTTGAACGATTCAATTCAAGACGACTCGGAGAGTATGGAAACAAAATCTTAAACGGAATGCGGTACATGTTTGGAGGACACAATGTTCGGTGAATTTCTACTATGGATTGCAGCGCCCTTTGTATGTGCCACCCTCGCATTTGGACGACTTAAAGGTGAAAATAACTATTATGAATCAGACGACTACAATGGAAACGGAACCGCTCACTAGTGGCATTATTATCTTCGGTGCAACTGGAGATTTATGCAAACGAAAACTAATTCCATCTTTATATAAACTCTGGGAGAAAAAACTCCTCCCAGATAATTATGTAATTACTGGTGCTGCTCGTAGAGAGCGATCACCAGAAGATTGGCGAAAGGAGATTGGCGGTGAAAACTATCCCGAAGAATTTCTGCATCAATTAGATTATGTTTCTTGCGATCTGAGTGATATTGATTCGCTTAGAAAGTTGCCTATTCTAGATGATGCCACATATTTTTTATCTGTTCCTCCAGATAGATATGCATATGCAGTAAAGAATCTAAAAGAGTTTGGGTTACTAGACGATGCTGAAAGATCTAGGGTCATCATTGAAAAACCTTTTGGTACAGACTTACGATCTGCTGAAAATTTACAGCGAAGTATTTCAGAACACATACGAGAGAAACAAATTTATCGTATTGATCATTATCTTGGCAAAGATACTGTTAGTAATATACTTGCTACACGCTTTTCCAATACCATTTTGGAACCTCTTTGGAATCGAGATTACATAGAAGAAGTACAAATCTATGCAACTGAAACTATTGGTTGTGAAGGACGCTCTCAATACTACGATGGTTCTGGTGTTGTAAGAGATATGTTGCAGAATCATATGCTTCAGGTTCTGGCACTCGTTACGATGGAGGCACCTTGTAGATTGACTGCTACCGAAGTTCGTAGAGAAAAAACAAAAGTCCTTGCTGCTACTCGCTTAGGACAAAAGTTTTTAGCAGGTCAGTATGTTGGATATAGAGATGAAGATGGTGTAGATCAAGATTCAGAAACACCAACTTATGTTGCTGGCGATCTTTATGTTGACAATTGGAGGTGGCAAGGTGTTCCTTTCTATTATATGGTAGGTAAAAAATTACCATATCAATGTGTGGAAGTGGTAGTTAAATTAAAAGCACCTCCAATTGGTTTATTTGAAGGTCATGAATATGATGATCGTATTGTAATTAGACTTCAACCAGATCCTCACCTGGATATTCGTATTGACATGAAGCAACCAGGTTTCGGAAACAAAGTAGAAACAGCAACTCTACAACACAAATATCCAAATGGTGCTGTGGACGGATATGAAAAACTTTTATATGATGCTATCCACAAAGATCAGTCTAACTTTGTACATGCCGAAGAGGTATTAGAATCTTGGAGAATTGTAGATGATCTTCTATGCACAGGTGATAAATGTAAAGTAAGGACTACACCTTACCTATATCATGAAGGTCTTTGGGGACCATCACACAAAACACAATTCATAACAAATTGGGATTATCCAGCATGAGAAACGAAATTCTTAACGCTTTAAGAGCAGACGCAACAGGAAACATTGAGAAGGCGAGACTCAACATCGAGATCTATCTGAAGAATCCTGTTGGTATTGGAGAGCATCCAGATGTGCTCGCTGCTATCCAAGATCAATTAGACATCATCGCTCATGAAGAAGAGCGCATTGAAGTTCTACAGAAATACTTTGTGTCATGACACATGTTCAATTGTTCGTTAGATCAGTAATGCAAACCCCATGGGCATTAGGTGTTATGGGGTTTTTCTTAGTATTTGTTCCCATCCTTGGTATGGCACTTGTACATAAATATGGTTGGGAGCATTGGGAACCCTTTGCCGAGAAACATAAATGAAGTATCAACTAACTCTCATTCTATGCTTTTTACCATTAGTAGTCATTTATATTATACTAAAACTTTCTGTTTGGTATTCTGCGATCAGTGCTGAGGCGGATTATGTCAGAAAAGAACCTTTACGCAAACGAGGACCCTACTTGGAGAATCCGTATGCAGATGTTGATGAGGAGGAAGAGGAATTTGGAGATCGCACAGACTATCGATAAAGCATTAGAAGAGTATTATTCCGAACAAGGATTATCCGTTCCACACTGGAAACGTTGTAAGGATCCTGATTGGTGGAAAGATTATTTAATTAGTTTAGGAATTGATCCAAGAAATCCATGAGAAGAGTGAAAATTATTGATAATGTGATCTCACCATCGTATCAAAATTACATCGAACAAATATTTAAATCCGATTTTCCTTGGTATTTTACTGAGGAAATATCTACACCAGGAGACGATCCCAACTCAGGATTTTCTCACACTATTTTTAATTCTGAAAAGAAGAGTCCATACTTCGAGTCTGTTTTGCCAATTGTATTGCAAGCAACAGATGTAAATGAAGTTCTAAGAATTCGCGCAGGAATGTTTGTGCGAAATCAAAATGATGCTGATCATAAGAAACATATTGATTTACCAGATCAAAAACATTATGTGATGTTGTACTATATTAGTGATAGTGATGGACCGACTAATATATACCATGGAGATGATGTAGAACAAGTGCATCCTAAAAAAGGACGAGCAGTAATTTTTCCTGGCGAATATTATCATTCATCTAGTTGTCCCAGAGAATATAAAACCAGAATGGTATTAAATTATAATTTCTTATGAACTTATTTCTTCGCCCATTAGAAGATGTAAATGATGTCACCTGGTCTATTATCTGGTGTCTCATCATTCTTTTATCAGGAGTTTTTTATGTGATTGTCTATATACTAGGTATTGATGAGCGAGAATCCCATGGGAGCAATGACACCCCCAAGTCGGAAAAGTTGTTACAACTTCCGAGTGATAAAGATCAACAGAGTAGTTGACGGAGACACTATTGATGTTACAATTGATCTTGGATTCGATCTATATAAAAAAGAAAGAGTAAGAGTTGCTGGTGTAGATACACCAGAGAAAAGAACTCGTGATAAAGAAGAAAAGGAACTCGGTATTGATGCAACAAACTGGCTCAAAAAGAAACTCGAAGATGCGCTTAAGGGAGAAGATAACCTTGTTATTCGCACTGAACTTGTTGGCGGTGTTGGTAAGTATGGTCGTCTGCTCGGGTGGCTCTATCTGGGGGACTCCCAATCCAGCCTTAATGAAGCAATGATTGAAGAGGGTTACGCTTGGGCATATGATGGCGGAACTAAAAAGAAAGACTTTGAAGAACTGAGAGAAATTCGTAGACAGCATGGCACCCTCATCTAATAGTGAATATCTAGGTAATCCTAATCTAAAAAAAGCGAACGTTAGTCAAGAGTTTACTCCTGATCAGGTTCAAGAGATTATTAGATGTTCGGAAGATCCTGTATACTTTATCAAGACTTATATTAAAATTGTTTCTCTTGATAAAGGTTTGATTCCTTTTGACATGTATCATTTCCAAGAGGAGATGGTACAAAAGTTTCATGACCATAGATTTAATATTGCAAAACTACCACGTCAGTCTGGTAAGTCTACGATTGTTACCTCGTACCTTCTTTGGTATGTTTTGTTCAACGATAATGTAAACGTAGCGATCCTTGCTAACAAAGCAGCGACTGCTCGTGAGATGCTACAGAGATTGCAACTATCATATGAAAACCTCCCCAAGTGGCTCCAGCAAGGAATCCTCCAATGGAACAGGGGCAGTCTGGAACTGGAGAACGGCTCTAAGATCATGGCTGCTTCTACTTCAGCTAGTGCCGTCAGGGGTATGTCTTTTAATGTCATATTTCTGGACGAATTCGCGTTCATTCCGAATCACATTGCTGACCAGTTCTTTAGTTCTGTTTATCCTACTATCTCATCTGGTAAATCTACCAAGGTTATTATCATTTCTACCCCACACGGGATGAACATGTTCTACAAACTCTGGCATGATGCAGAGCGTGGATCAAATGAATATGTTCCCACTGAAGTGCATTGGTCAGAAGTACCAGGTAGAGATGAAGTATGGAAAGAACAGACGATCAAGAACACATCGGAGCAGCAGTTCCGAGTTGAGTTTGAATGCG